GACCCTGTCTTATCACACACTCCGTAAATTATCTCTCTTTGACCCATAACATTCTAATTTTTTATCTGTAACATTCCACAAATCTTTTTTACCGTCAGTCATATGGCAATTGTGTTTCTTACCGGTTTTTTCAGCAAAATTAACAATCATATCGTTATGATGATTTTTAATAAAGTGTGGACATTCTTTGCAAGGTTTTTTCATAATACAAAGATATGAAAACTATTTTAATAAAACAAAATTATTTTTTAATCGGAGAAGTTCCAACAATTTCAATGGATACCGGAGCAATCCCTCTTTTAATGAAGTCCAATTGTTTTGCGGTGCCGTAAGATAAATCGATTATGTGTTTGGATGACTTTGGTAATCTATCATTAATTTTAACAAACCTAACCGAATCATTGAGGAGATTGGTAACTTTCACTAAGGTTCCAAACTTAAGAGTTTTATGAGCCCCAAATAAACTATCCTTATGAAACTTTTCTCCCGACGCGGTTAACCTTCCTGTGTAGTTTTGACCGTAGTAAGAAGCGGTACCTTTGCGTACGTCATTAGGTGTTGTGAACGATAAAGTTATAAGTAATATGGGTATCAAAAATTTTCTCATAGTGTAAAAGTATGAAAAAATTGTCGATAAATAAAGGTTTTAGGTTATCTCTTAAACTTAAACTCAGTTTCTAATTTTGACTTACCGTGTTTTTTATCCATAAGTTTTTGATGTAATTCCCAATTAATTATAGATTCACTAACAGGTTGATCATCTTTAGCCATTGCATAAAGTTTACCTATTTTCTTCAACATTTTTGTTGCAATATAATTGAAGTTTTCAATTTCATCTTTGAAAAATTGTGTTGTATTACCTTTGTATTTTGAAATGTGGTTTGCAAACTTGTTTTTCAATTTGTCCATCTTTTTTTCTTCTTCATCGTCAACTAATGATGACCCCATTAAACCCCTAAATAACGATCTAAGTTCGTCTCTAGAATTACTAGTCATATCAATAAATGTTGACATTTTAGTATTAACTAAATTAATATACACTATTTCCAAAATTCTACGGATTTTTTGTTCCTCAGTAAGTTCAGACGGGTCCTCATCTATGTGAATAAGAACTTTATCCACCTTATCCATATCGTTACGTAAACCTTCAATAAGTTTCTCAAAAGTGAAATTCTTAATTTCAAGTAATTCTCTATACACCCTGTTATTACTTAGAAAGTCTTTAAACTGTGATTTTGTAATATTATCAGATTTAAGTTGTGATGCAACTTCAGTTGTTCTAACTAAATTTTCCGCAATAGTTGTATAATACAAATACCTCATAAAAGTACCGTCAATTATTGGAATACCAAAGCTACCGTAATTATGGGTTGCTCTGTATTCAGCGTCTCTACCAATCAAATCAAGTTCTTTTGACTGTTTGTCATATTTGTGTTTTAATTCGTGAGCGATTGATCCCAAATGTTCTGATCTGTCCTCAACATACACATCGTAAAGATCACTAGGTTCCCAATTTTCACCAACACCATATGTAATTTCAATTTCCGCGGTCTCTGATTTCTGAATTCTTTTCATCATTACTTTTCTATCAAAATGAAAAGATTGACCCATACCCATAGATATAATAACAGGTTTACCTTTTATTTGTTTTGGGTATTCCTCAATATTAACAACAAGTTCAAAATCTTCGATATTTATTTTCTTTTTATCACCTAATTCAATATCAACCTCATTAGAAAATTCATATTTTTCGTCCTTAGTTGTGATACTTTTTAGATCTTGTCCGATTAAATCGTATATCTTTTCTGCAGCATCTAAAATAGAATCAGGAACCCCCAAGGCTTCCGTTATAAGTCGTAATTGATTTTCGGTAATGATAATGTTTTTCATACTAATAAATATATTGGAGTTGTAGTTTATCCTACAACCCCAATGATATCATCTAGGTGGTGATCATTCTCTATTTCAGACACTATAGTTCTTTTGTCCATCATATGAACAATCTCAGTAAGACTATATGGTTGGAGGTTATTTCCGTCCACCCCAACATCTAATCTTTTACCGTTACCCCATTTTCTACTTGCCGGTAAGTGTACGTGTCCGTGAAGGTGAATAACACCTTTATTTAAACCATTCCAACTCGCAAATGGATAGTGAGTCATCACAAAATTTGCACCATTTATACTTACCTGAAGGTAGTCACTAACAGATAAGAACATATCTTTTATGTTCTCTCTGTTATTTCTAATGTGGTGATCGTGATTTCCCAATACTAAGTGGATATTTTTACATATCAATCGGTCCAAGAATATTTTAATAAATTCAAACCCACCAAATGCAATATCACCTAACATTATTAATGTATCATCCTGACCTACATTGGAGTTAATGTTGTCAACTAACGTGTTGTTCATCTGATCCAGAGTGTTGAAGTCTCTCGTACTATCCACAGGAACTTTCCCGTCCGTCGTTCTCCATTCCGTCACACCTCTACAGATATTTTTATGGTTATAGTGGGGATCTGATGTAATCCATACTCTACCTGTTGTTAATATTTTATCAAATTTCATCATATCTTAATTTCAAAACGATCTCTCATTTTAGTTAATACTTCTTCAGGAACATCGTGTTGATTAATTCCTCCGTGTCTGTTTTCAACGACTATTGAGAATACTTTATACCCGTATGTCTTCGCTAATTCAAAATAAGGTTCCATCTCCCACTCTTGTGTAAATGTGTTAGAAACTACAACAGGAGAATGTTCCAATCTCATTAAGAAATCCATTTCTTCTTGACACCATTGATGAGCATCCTTTATTTTTGATGGTTCAAAATTGTAATTACCATCACTATCAACAAAAAACATATCCGCCTCTTTATGACAATAATCTTTCTTCACTAATGATTTTGCAAATGTTGATTTACCTGAACCAGGAATTCCACGAACGATGTATAATATTTTTTCCATAGGACAAAGATAATAAAAAAAATTGCATAAAAAAAGGGAGATCACTCTCCCTTTGTAAATTACTTTTAAAGTTATATTCTAAATGTTCTAATACCTAAGTGTTTTTCAATAGCATTTTTAGTATTATTACCACATATACCATCTTCGGATAAACCAGCATTAAAACATTTATTTAATGATGCTTGAATAGCCCTAACCTCATCATTTGTTTGTTCCATAATAAGTGCTGATTCAACAAGATTTTGTCTTAATTTACTATATTGTTCTTTAGTTAATTTAATTTTGCTCATTTTATATTTTTTTTAAATGTTTTATTAGTTAGCCCAATTTTTAATATTGTCTTGAGATATTTTTGTATCAACTTTTTGATCTTGAGTGGCTCTCCAATCATCCGCAAATTGTTCTTCATCTTGTGATCCACCACCACCAACAACTGAACAACCTTTAGATTTTAACGCTTTTAATGCCTCTTGGTAGTCAAATCCATATCTATCACCTCTTCCACCTCCTCCACCAGGAATAACAGGTGGGTTTGTATTGTCAACAGGTGGTTTTGTACCATCAGATGTCTTTTTATTACATTTCCATCCGGATTTTTTCCATGCCTCAACACTACTAAAACCACATTTTTTAGCTTTATCTAAGTAAAAATTTTTATTTGCCTTTTTAGTGTTACTTATAAGGGTAGTGATTGGTAACCAAACGTGACTTCTCCAATCGTCATCACCATCAATGTCACCGTCTAAAGCGTCATATAATGTTTCTCCACGTCTCCTATAATATAATGAAGCCATCTTACATAAATCAGGTATTGTCAATAATTTATTTAAATTTCTTTCTATCCCTTCAAGATTTGTATTTCCAAGTCCAGCAACCGCAGAATATATATTATCAGCAATGTCCGTTAATGCCCCGTCAGAATTTTTTGTTTTCCCCAAATTACCTTTTTGAGTTCTACATTTTTTTAGAACTCCAAGTACGTTATCCGCAGCACCTCCACCAGTTGTGAACCAACCAGCAACACCACCAACAACGGTACCTACTACAGCACCAATAGCCGTTCCAACAACAGGAACAATACTACCTACCGCAGCACCTGTTGCGGCTCCAGCTCCCGCACCAGCAGCAACTCTACCAATATCTTGGCCGGTATCTTCACTTATATTTTCTCTTTCTTCTTGAATTTTTTTCTTATGTAGAGTAAGAATACGTTTAGATTCTTCCTCCGTTAATACAAATTTCTTCTCCATAGTGTATTTTTTTTATTATATAAATATACGGCAAATAAAAAAAGGTGAGATTTCTCTCACCTTAATTTTGGGTCAACAAGGATTTGTTGACGACTCCACCACCTTATTTTTATAGTATAAGGAAACTATTGTTTGTACATCCAAATTTTAATAACAGATTCACTTGTAAAAATATCATTAAATTGTTTATTCAAAATATTACCACTTGTTAAGTTATACTCAACCAAATTACAACTTATATGTCCCCAAGGTGTGTTATTTAAATTCAACTTATATCCTGTTGGTGTTGAATAAATCCCGTATGTTGACTGAACCCCGTTGAACGAGTACGTTGTGTTAGTAATAAACTTTAATGTATCAGATCTCATTTCTTCACTAAGGTCTGTGTTTAACACTTTACCAATCACCCAAGTTGTATTCTTTATAGTTACCGTAGAATCGACCAAAGTTGGGTTCGTAATAATTGGTTGTGGTGCAATTGGTTGTTGAGGTCTTATTTCTTGTTTGACACAAGAACTCATCACCAACATAATACCGATAAAATAAATCAAACTCTTCATCATACTAAACTTTCAATTTTGTTTCTAACTTGCTCACTCAAACTTATTTCAGACACATTTGTGATTACCACAGAATCTTTTAAAATCTTATGTGGTATGTGAACCAAAAATGTGTTACCATCAAAGTAAGATAAATCTTCTTTTAAGTTCAACGCCCCATCCACCATCTTTAAGAAGATCTTAAACTGAATTGGGTCAACAAAAGATTCAGAAAGTAATGTTCCGAATTTTTCGTTCATAATTCTAATGTTGTGATTGAATGTTAATTTTACCATCTGTGATTTATTTCTACAAATATAGTGAATCTTTTCTAATGAAAAAAATATTTAGAACTTTTTTTATGATATTTATCAATATGAAAGTTAAAATAAATGATAATCTTTTTAATGTTAAAACCGTAATAACGTCAAAGGACACTCAGAATGGTATGATGAATCGTAAATTTAATGATTCCTATGATGGTATGTTATTCTTTATGGAAAACGGACCACACTCTTTCTGGATGAAAAATTGTGTGGTTCATTTAGATATCATTTTTATTAACGATGATGTTATCACAAAAATACATCACAACTGCAAACCTTGCCTATCTGACGATTGTAACCACTACGAAGGTAATGGTGAAATGGTTTTAGAGTTACAAGGAGGTGATTGTAAAAAATATGGTATTAAAGAAGGTGATACAATATCGTTACTTTAACGAATCAAAGAATTGTTGTACCGGATCACCACCAGATAATTCATCATCTTCCGAATCCATTTCTACTTCTTTACCACCTAACAAATTACCAAAAATGCTTGACGAATCTTTAGTTGGTTTTTTAGTGTCTTCGCCATCCTCAACCTGTTCTACAATCTTTTTAAATTGTTTTTCTGTTATTAAATAATTTTTCATCTACTATAAATATCACTCACTTTCGATTTTAACTTTTGTTTTTTCATCAACAAAAACCTGAACCCTTCCTCGAGCAACTTCGGCATAGTTTGGACTTAACTCTATACCCAACCATCTACGATCTAAAATTTCAGCCGCCACCAAACTTGTACCTGACCCAGCAAATGGATCCAAAACTACATCGTTCTTGTATGATAATATCTTGATCGCTTTTGTTGGGATGTCCATTGAGAAGGTTGCCTTGGTGAGTGACTTTGTATCTGCAAAGTAATTCCACTGGCCAAAAACAAGCTCCATAAACTCTTTCTTATCAGTTTCTTCATAGACCTTTTTATTCCTTTTTGTTCCATCTTCATTTTCAATTTCAGTTAATTCACCCATCCATTGTGGTTGACCTTTAATCTTTTTAATGTGTTGTTTCTTATATGCCAATATCACACACTCCTTAGGGTTATAAATATACGGACTTGATGGACTCATCCAAGATCCCCAAGCTGTTGTCTTGCTTCTATGTGGAGATTGTTCCTCAAGGTCAACGATCCCAAAGAACCCATAACCAATCTCTTTCATAATTTGCCACATTTCAGAAACAAAGAAAATTCTTCCACCCTTTTTCTGTCTATTAATCTCGTAAGGGATGTTCAACGCAATACGACCATCATCTTTTAACAATCTATACGCTTCACTTAACCAATTTTTGGCAAACTTTACATACTCTTCAAACTCAACATCATCTTCGTGTACGTCGTAAGCAATCCCCACACCATAAGGTGGTGATGTTACGATTAGATCCACAGATCCTTCCGGTAATGTTTTCATTACTTCGGTACAATCTCCATTTATTATTTTTCCTGTTTCTATCATTCCCTAATTAATTACGCTATTGTTTCTAAATAATCCCACACTTCATTTGAGAACTCCTCAAAAAGGTCTCCATCCTCATCATTTGATAAATCAACAATGAATTCATCGACACAAAAGTCTACAATTATTTCGTGAACTTCTCCTAATGTTTGTTCGTCATTTTTTAATCCCTCATATTGATTAAGGATCTGATTTTTTTGTTCTTCCGTTAATTTCATTTTACTTAAATTATTGATGTTATTGCTTGAGCTAATTTATAACCTGTGAATGCACCTATTGCTGCCGATCCCGGTAAAACAATAAACTTACCCAACATAGTTTCATATTTCTTCCTATTAACAATATAAGAAATTAATATGTAATAGACAATGTAGTTAATTAAAACCAAAAAGTCCAGTTCTTTCGCCACAAACACAACGATTGAGTTTCCAAGGAATCCCCACATAAAATTAATGAGAGTTTCACGGATTAACTCACCCGGAGTTGTGATGGCGTCTAATATACTAATCTCTCTATCAAGACCTGTCTTTTTCGAGTGTCTCGATGTGGTGTTGAAGGTACCATTGGGCTTTCCTGAGGTCCTCGAGTTCTTTATCTTTTCCTTTTTTTCCTGCACGTGATATATATTTTACCGTATTTCCTAATGAGAATCCTAATTCCCAAGCATCAATAACTTTGATTGACTCATAAGGGTTATTTTCACCACCATAATGATTTGGGTGATTTACTTGTTCGTTATTATTTTCCATTTTAATTAATTATTTTTTTCAGTTGTAAGTTCGTGATCGTCATCATTTTGATATTCACTTAATAATTCGTCATTAGACATAGTTCCATATTTCTCACTAAGACCATTCATATCAACATTATTGTTCATTATAGATTTCATCTCGTAAATTTGTTCCGCTAAACTAAGTGATGTAACGATCTCTTGGATGATTTTATATGGGTCGGCGTTTGATCCTGGTCTACGATCTTCAACATATCCCCTCCATTCCTTTGCGGTATCTTGGGGAACTCTAATTGACGCTCCACGATCAGATACCCCCCAACTGAATTTGTCAATTGACTGAGTTTCAAAATTACCCGTTAAACGTAACTCATTATCAGACCCATACGCCTTGATGTGATCATTATGTCTTGTTTCAAAAGCCCCAAATAATGACATAAAATATTTTTCATTACTTTCGTTTCTCATCATATCAGTTGAGAAATTTGTATGTAATCCAGATCCATTCCATTCACCAGATCTTAATGGTTTTGGGTGTATGGTAATCTCATACCCGTATTTTTCCGAAATCTTTTCCAAAAAATATCTACTCATCCATAGATCATCCCCACCTTTTAACTTACCTTTTGATAGGACCTGATATTCCCATTGACCTAACGCCACTTCAGCATTTGTGCCAGTAATGTCGATACCATATTCTAAACACATATTGGTATGTTCTTCAACAAAGTCACGACCAACTACGTTTGATCCAACACCACAATAGTATTTACCTTGTCCTTCTAGGGATCTTCTGTCGTGACCCAAAATTGGCCCATTAGGTTCTTTCATAATGAAGTATTCTTGTTCAAAACCAAACCATAAATCAGAAAATTGATTTCCAATTTTTGATCTCTCATTTGTTTTATGTGGTGTACCATCAGGATTTAAAACCTCACATAGAACATATATGGTGGAAATTTCTTCCGGTACATACCATCTAACTGGTTTTAATAGACAATCTGAATTATCAGTTTCTGCCTGATTTGTTGACGATCCATCGAAGTTCCACATTGGGAGGTTTTCTATTGATCCTGTTATAGTATCCTCATCAACAATCTTAACCTTACTTCTAAGGTTTGGTTCTGGGTTATATCCATCAACCCATACATATTCTAACTTAATTTTCATTTATTTTCGTTTATGTAATTTATTATTTCTTCTTTTGTTTTTCCTTCATTATATAGATCACAAACTTCGCGTGAAAAATTGTCGGTGCAGAATACCGCATCGACATTTAAGTAAGTCATTATATCATTAATGTGAATTAAAATATTTTCTTTCTTTAATACTCTCTTATTAAAACCCATCTTGTTCCGTTTCTTGATTTCTTTGAATCACTTTTGTTTGAGAGATCAGTCCAGCGATTCTTCGTTTAAACAACGGAAGTAAGGTTTCATTTACAGGAAATATACCACTTGACATCATATGGAACACCGGACTCATTCTTTTATCTTTTGATTCGAATGAAGAAAAAGTAGTGATAATTTTTGGGATCGTCAATTCGCCCATCTCATCAAAATAGATTAAATTGATGTTTGTCATACTCTGTGGGTTATTTTTTGTTTCTTTTTTGATTGTATATTCCCAAACGTATGTCTTTTTGGATTCATTTTCAGTATAAAAGAAGTACCCCTTTGGGTGTAGTATATTCTTTTTATTTCTTTTGATTTTCATATCTAACGAATCAAACACGATAGACCACACCGATTTTGCAATACTAAAGTATTCCATTATTCGTGGTGCCGAAAATGTAAGGATATCTCTAAACTCAATCATCTCGTCTTGCGAAAGTTCAGGTAGAGCTCTTACTTTTAGATCTTTAACTAAGATCTCGTCATCAATATTATTTAATTTTTTGTCCGTATAAACGATTTTCTTATCTTTAATAAGTGCTTGGACATTCATTAGATGTAACGACAATTCAATAAACCCAGGATATAGTTCCAATCTATCTAATTTTTCGCCCATTTTTTGAAAATACGAAAGGAGTTTGTATTCCTTATATTCTCTATCTATTGGTTTTTCGAACATCCAATCGGTGTTCATTAAAAACTCTATTTTCTTTTTCTTTGCCATCCTATAATAAAAAAATAACGCAAAGATATAAACAAATAAATACCTAATCTGTTGGTATCACATAATACCAAGTACCATTTATTCTGTCTTCATAAATATCACTTCCATTATTTGATAGTATTCCATAACCATCGGAACTAACTATTGTGTTAGTAAGTTCACTAATGTCAATAAAATCCATAATAAATTTTTTATCAAACCCATAATCATCAATAAATGATTTAATATCGTCCGCATAATCATCAACCCTACTATTAATCTCCTGAACTATCTGATCTTCATCGTAGTCACCTTCAGGGTCTTCCATAATATTGTTAATTGTGTTCTGAAGTCCTTCAATCTTTTTTTGAATTGTTTTATTTTCTTCGTCGGTTAAACCCCCACTAATAAATTTATTATTTAATTTCTTAATGGTATTTTCCAACGTACTTACCTGAGATTTTTGATAATCCGATAAAGCTAAACCTATATCGTAAGTTCCACCCGGGCTAGATCTTATATCGTCCTCATAGAATTCATATAACCATCTACGCCAATGTTGGACATCAATTGCGTCATTCCATACCCATTCTCTAAAAGCATCATATCCAACGTCATCAACCAAATTTTCAATATATGCTTCTGCAGCCTTATCCATTTCATCCTGAGTATAAACGTCGTATGTGTTTGGAACTAGCGCCGATCCTCCTACCCATTCATATTTTTTTCCGTAACCATAACTACCCACCCCATCAGGGTAAATAAAGTATTTGTCTTCAGTAACTTCATTTCCTTCTTCATCTTCAACTTCCTCAGGAATTCCCTCTTCAATTAAAAAGTTGTATAACGCCTCCGTTCTTTCCGCATCATCATCACCACCAGTTGCAATATTCCATTCGTTGTCAGATCTTAACTCTTCTAACTCATCAAGTTTTTTTGCCAATTCTTGTTGTTTTATTATACTCCACATTGTGGATCCATAATTGTTAACATAACCATCAACCTCAATTCCGTTAATATTTGGGACGTTTGAATCACTTATGTCCAATCTACCCATTACTCTAACAATACCTGTTAATTGTCCGATTTTTTTATTATTACTAACATCTAAAGGTCCAGTAATAACAATCCCTTTACCTCTATACGGTTTTAGTTTTGCAACTCTATCGGCAACACCACCAACATCCTCTAACACTTCTTTATATTGTTCGGGGGTGAGTTGAATAAGATTTTCATCTTGTTCTATAATAAAGTTCTTTATGAATTTTTTAATTGACATATATTATAAATATCAAATAATTTTAATTTATTACATCACATCCATTACGATTCGCATGACTTGTAATATTTATAGAATATAGTTATTATGACTTCAGGAATATATAAAATTACAAATTTAAACGATAATAAGGTATATATAGGTAGCTCTATAAATGTCACTAAAAGGCAATATAAACATTTTTGGATGTTACGGAACAACAAACACGACAATCTCCATCTACAAAATTCATTTAATAAATTTGGCGAAAGTTCTTTTTTATTTGAGGTCATTCAATTTTGTGGTGTTAATAATTTAGTTTCATTAGAAAATAATTATATTATAGAATATAAGTCGAACGATTCTAATTATGGATATAATTTGGCGAAAGTTAATGAATTTAGAAGAAATACCTATAACGACGAAGTTAAACTAAAGTTGTCGTTATATAATAAAAACAAAAACGGTAATATAAATAAGTTCACTTTAACTGAAATTAATGGTTGTGTTTCGAATACTTTTGATAATTTATTCGAAGCGGCAAGATATTTAATAAATGGAGGATTCACAACAGGTTCTGAAAGAAATGTTAGACAAAAACTTTCAAACGCGTTAAGAGGAAAAATAATAAAAAATGATTATAATGGTACGATAAGAAAAACCATTTATAAACATAAATTTGAAACAATAAACTAATAAAACTATTAATTATGTCATGCGGGTGTAAAAACAAACAACAAGCACAACAACCTCAAACACAAACTCAAACACAACAAGGGGGGAGTAATACCGCCCAAAATAATACTAATGTTCAAGAGTCTGTCAAGAAAGTTATACAAAAATATTACAGAAGATAATATTCGCGTATCATCTATGTAAAGGTGTTCCATTATGGAACACCTTTTTTATTAACCTAATATTTATAACATATGAGTTTAGAAAGAGCAAGAAATTTAGTTCAGTTATTTAATGATGGTGACTACGACGAGGATATTGAACCGTACTTCAATACCCTAATTAACTTCTTTAAGTTTTTAAAAAAATACGAAGTACTTGACGAAATCAATATAAATGATATACCTTCATCTGAATTAGATAAAGATGTTTTTGATTTTTTAATGGAAAATAATTTAATAACATCTTCAGATTATGATAATTTACCTAACGAGTTTAAAAATTATTATCTATCATACGGGTTAGAACACGATTACGAATCGACTGTTATTTATATTACCTCAAATTTATTAACTGATGTCGAAATAAGACCTGATGGTTTTTATCTACATTTAAGAGATCGTGAAGAACTTGCGGATTTTTTCTGTTCTAGTTCACGAAATACTAGTGCTTCAGATATCGCTAAAATTATTTTTGGTGAGGATTCCCACGAATGGTATTATGATGGCTACACAAAACCAAGTGAGGTAATTGGTGTTTTAGATGATTCAAACATCACTAGACTTAAAGATGTTATTTATAAACAGATTGGTTATAAGGAACTATCGTTGGAGGATTTAAATTCGGACTTTTTTGAGTTCTTATCTGAAGACCAGGGTACCGAAGGTTACTTCAGAATTAGACCTGAAGACCTTAATGGGTTACTTAACGATAGTGATTCAATGAACCAATTATTTAACGATGAATTATCCGATTTAGGTAGTGAGTTATCAAGTCTTTATAATATGTCAGAAAATACGTCTTACGAGGATGAGATTTCTTCATTAGTGTATGATGGTTTAAGTGAGTATTTCGATGGTAACGTCACTGAAACACCAAGAGAAGTTACTTTAAGAGATGGTACTAAAAAAACAAGATATCGAGTTAGATACATTAAAATTAGAGATTTTGTTGGTGATGTTAAAACGTTTTTAAGTGATACCGCCGGTTCAGGTTATAACGATTCCATTCTAGAGTACCATGGTAGTTACACTAGCCTAATAAAAGATAACGATAGTTTGTTTGAATGTATTGATTTTAGAATCCCTGATTACCCTGACTATACACAAATCACTAAAAATGTTAACGAATATTTCACAGATTACATATAACTATTTATAGTTTCATTTAATTCTCATATTAATTGTAAAAAACAAAATATGAGAAAATTAGAAAAGAACACAAGACGTTATTTTGTAAATCTATTTAGCGACTATATCCTTTCAAAGTTTGAGAAACAAGAGAACACAATCATTCAGGTAACCGATTGTGAAACATTTGTCGTTGTTAATGGTGTGACAACAAGTAGTAAAGAAATTAACTTTAACGAACTTAAATACGAATTTATTGAATCATTTAAAGATCTATTTGAATCTCTTGAAATTAAAGACATTAATGTTATCGATATCATCAAATACGAACAAAAACTCGAAGAATTTAAAAAGGGATGGATTTCAGTTAATAAATCACTTTATGTATCAGAGGAAGATCCTATTTCCGATATCAGTGTTAGTTCCGAATTCCCATATGGACATAGTTTAGGTTGTGGTAGAGGAATGTATTACTACTCACACTATATCTTTAACCATATGTATTATTTGTTGGGGGTAAATGACCTATACTTCTTTTATACAACGGAGATGAATGATGATGAGGACTATAAAATTAAAATCACTTCGGACTCAAAATTACAAAAGAAAACAATTAGAGATTTAGTTTTAGATGTGTTTGATATGGATCTCACTGAGTTCAACCAAAGATTACAATCTTATGAATTTATGAATGACATATTGAACCCTGATTCACCAAAACCATATTTGGTTCAAGATAGGTTAGAAGACATAATGTTACTATAAAACAAAACCCCATCCTTAGGATGGGGTTTTTTTATTATCTTTCAAAAAATTCTTTAATTATTTCTAATCCTTTATCCACGTCTTCAAAATCTCTATCAGGAGCGTAAAGACCTGTATTTGGGGATTCACTTTCCGGATTCTCAATTAACATAAATGCCGGTACAAAATCATTCCCCGTTGCTTCAACAAACAGATCGTATTCTTCTTCGTGATCGTCTATGTCTCTATCAATGAAATCGATTCCCTCCTCAGTCAACATTCTTTTAAAATCGTGACAATGGGGACAACTTTTCATTGTGAAGATCACCGCTATCTTATCCATTGATTAGTTCAGTTACCATATCATTTATTTGACTTTCATTCATCACACCAACTTGTGTGTGAATTACTTCACCTGTGTTAAACACTTTTACCGTAGGGATACTTCTAATTCCAAGGCTTGCCGCCGATTCTCTATTCATATCCACATTCATTGTATACATTTGAACGTCGCTTTGATTTGAATTCGCAACTCTTTCAAAAATAGGTTTCATCATTTTACACGGTCCACACCATTCAGCCCAAAACTCAACAATTACTTTTTCACCGTTATTGATTTTTTGTTGTAAATCTACACTACTAATTTCCATTTTTTTTTAATTTTTTTAAGTTTAATATAAAGAACTCAACGTCTTTTTTCTTTCTAATAGGATAGTAAATCTTACAAGAAAACGAAGAGATCGTTGCATCACTTTTAGATAAATATATGTAAATGTCTTCGTCAAACACAAAAATTGAATCTAAATAAACCACCCCATTAGAATATTCAATACCGTCCAACAAGTACTCATTAAATTTTGGTCTACCAAACAATTCGTAGGGTGATAATCCGTGTCCCTCTGATAATTCATTTATTGAGAACAACTCACCGGTCTTTTCTGTTAAGTTCCCTAAAAATCTTTCTTCGTGTTTAAAATTTTTCATAATTTAAGAAGGGGACTTTCGTCCCCGTGTTTCTTTATACTAATAATAACTCCGCCGCTTCCCAAAGTTTAGTGTTTAATCGATTTGATGCTTGAATACTTTGGATTCCTCTCAACTTTGTTGTTCTTCCTCGTTGTGACTTGTATGAGAATCCACCTCTCATCATCTTCTCTTGGATTACGTTGAAGGTCGTCCACAAGTCGTTTCCTTCATCTTCAGGTCTGAAAGGTGTTAGGATGTCACTCATATCTAATGATACGGGAGCACTTCCCACTGCCCATCTGATCTTAACCGCATCACTCACCAAACGAAGTTTTTCTTTTTCTGTTAATTCACGTTCCATCATTCGGTTAACAGATGCTTCAATTTTTGGTAGTTTCTTTGAGAATGAGTCGGCCAATTCCTTCACATCATCATAAGAGAAGTGGTTGTGTCTGATTGTGAATCTCTCGGCAACTGATGTCGGAACCGTAAGCCCGTTAGAACATACCAATCGGAATAAACCTGCTCCCATTGAGAACGCTGCTGTCCCGTCGTGAGAGTTACGGATTACCGCTTCAACTACGGTATCTCCAACTTTCGGTAATTGTCCGTTACGATATTTCAACTCGTGTACATTGTGAACCCCTTTACCTGTTTGTTTTACTGAGGATAATTCCCAACCCTCTTTTTCAAAAAGTTCCATTACCTCATTTGTTGGGACAAACTCATATTTGTTTGTCATTTTAACAGATGGTGCCGTTGCGAAGATCGCTGGTGCGATAGATTTAATAAGTTCCGGAGTGTATATCATATTTTTAGTTTTCTTTGTTTTTGTGTTTTTGTTTTCGGGTATAAGATTTCTTACTCTTCTGAATGATAGGTCTAGTTGCCTGCCAAATTTCCTGTATTGTAATTTCTATTGTTCTCATCGTTCATTTTCTCCCTTTTGATTAACTCTTACAAAGATATATAATTTTCAATAAATACCAAAAAAAATATGAAAAAAAAAACCACGATATCGTGGTTTTAATTTAGGATGATATCACCCCATTTAGTTTTCTGTATGAATCCTTCAATTTCGTTCTCAGGATTTAACATTTGATGAAGTTCAGGAGCTTTTAACTCAATCACAATATCAATCATTTGTTTTCTCGATATAACGTGATCATTATTTTCATCATAATTCTTTTCACATCTTTCCCTTAGTTTCTGATAGAATTCCTCTTTTTGGACTTGTCCTATCAAATCACTTAAATCATTTGGGTTGTTTTCAAAAAAAGAAATCAACTGACTTATGTAAATCTCACAATCTATATTTTTCATAAAACAAATATAATAGTTTTATGATTCTATGTCAAAATAAATCACTAATATCTATTCCACTCAAATCATCATCATCGTAATCATCATCTTCACCACCCATTGCGTCTTTGAAATCTTGTTCTTTCAATTCACGAATAATATCGTTAACCATTCCTTGAATTATTTGTTCTCCTTTTGGATCACCTCTCAAGATAAGTTTTGCAACTTTCATAAATTCTTCAGCGTTTAATGCCGAGAATCTCATAAATAAGTAATGTTGGATGTGTTTCATATCCTCTTCAAATAACTCTATAGGATATGTTGAGGTAAATTTCTCCCAGAAAATTGGACCCAATCGGGAATCCCAAATTTCAGCAGGTAACGTATCTTCAGCATTTAACACCATTTCTTGTTGTTTTGGATCATCAGGTAATCCGTGAGTTCCGAACACTTCGTAAACACCCTTAACCAATTCGTGTACCAAAAGAGGGAAAGTCATTGCCTTTGCTTTTACCGTTGGTGGATCCGTTTCTTCATCAACTTCCGATTGACCCATTTGTCCACCGCCACCGCCGGCCATACCTTCCATATCAGGATATAACCAATAAGCGTGTTCCATAAGAGCTTGTGTGGTAGTAAATAAATCCATTAACCTCGGGTTAATATTATTGATCTCATTTTTAGCCATATTAAACATATGCCCTCCTTTGAAAGCCGCTCCTTGGATTAATGAATTAATAAATCTTCTTTTCGCTCTTTCAAGGTTGAATGTTTCAACGTCACCCATAAATTCTTCGATCTCTTCTTCAGATGGCATTTCAGGTTCTTGTTTCATACCTTCTGCAGATCCCATAGGTTGCATAACAAGTTCTGCTTTAAATTGCATTGCATCTTCAGGAATACCCATCTCTTTTCTAACCAAATCAACAGCTAATTTCTCAAGAGCCTCTTTGTTTTGCATTTGAATCATAACAAGTTGTTGCATTGATTGCATTGCCGTCATCATAAGAGTCATAAGGGGGTTACTTCCTTGGATAGCTCTTGTGTCTCCCATTGCCGCCCTTACTTTTTCAACCGAATCCTTAAATCTCTTAGAAGAGATTAATTCGATATAATCTCGATCCATTTCTGGAACCGCAGGAAATCCGTGATAAGGGGTTTCTTTACCTGTTATTTTTTTTTCGATGCCAGGTTCCATTCTTTCAGGCCCTTCGTAATCGATAGGTGCTTCCGCCAATCTCAAAAATTGTTTTTTTGTGATCCCTTCGGTATATAATTTTTCTTCTATTTTTTTCATATTATTCGAATTCAATTCCAAGTTCATCAAACGTTAACCAATTAGGTAAATCTGCCTTTTTAGCTTTAGGTGCTTTCTTAGGTCCTGGCTTAGGACGATATGGTGTTCCAGGTTTAGATGGTTTTGTTGGGGTTTTGATTCCAGGTTTAACAGGAGTTTCAACTTCTCTCTGTTCCGCCATTTCAGTGTCCATCATATCAAAATCAACTTCATCATCCTCAACTTGTTCGGATAAAACAACACCAGGTTTGTATGAAAACAAAAACTTGATATCCTGAAGTTCTTCATTAATGTTCTTCTTCATAGTTTTTTTATTTAATAAATATCTAGGTTTATTGTTCCGTTACGAGATAATACTGATATCCTAAGGAATAATATAAGAATTTACCTTTTTTCTTAAGGGTTTCGTTAAGTTTCTCTCTTTCAGATAACTTTATACCAATGATTTTTTTTTCTGGTGGTAATTTTCTACCAGGATGAGTATTCAACACATCATCAATTGGGTCTAAAAAATATTTTAACTTTTTTATTAGTTCTTTTTTTTCACCTATGGTCCCAATACCATACTTCTTACAAAGTGATTTAATTGCAACTAAATCTAATGAATTCAAATTTTCCATAAAACAAAGATACAAATATTAAGGCAATTGACCAAATTTCATTTTTGATATATAGTTGTAATATCTTGTTTTGAAGTGATTCCAGGTTGGGTTTTTACCACGTTCTTTATCACTATATCCTTGGTGATACCCCTCATTAATAATGATAGGCTCTATTTCTTTCACCTCACTTTTTAGGTTCTTAAGGATTAATCTTGTTTCTTCAGATAATCCCTCTTTATTAAGATACTCTTTGATTTTTTTTTCTATTGGTCCCATAACAACAAAAATATAATTAAAATTCTTTTAAATCAACGGATACATCCTCAAGTGGGATTCCATATTTTTTTATTTTTTTATATAAAAGATCGTAAACTTCACCCTCTAAATAATCTTTAAAGTCTGTAGATTCATAGTTACCTAATGCTTCCATATATGCGGCTTCTATTGTATCATTTACGTTAATTTCGTTATCGGTACCTTCCTCATACATCATAAAGTCCATAGTACCTTGATTATTAAGATCCACAGAAATGTTAATTGACTTTGGTAAACCGTAAAATGAATTTAGATAAATTTGATCGACCTTTATTTTAGTATCTAAATTGCCCCAATCACTTTTAAGGTCAAAAATTTTACCCTCAATTTCATCTACTATTCTATCCGCTAAACTATTAAACCCCCCATTGTACTCATACCATATTGGTCTGATAATTTTATAATCTTCATTACTATCTTTTTGAATACCACTCACATCATAAATTACATCATCAATGTGTGGTTCTTTACCCCTCTTTTTTTGATTGTTCCATACAGCATAACAAAGTTTTCTAAGTTTCTCTTTAGTCAGTTTGCCATATTGTTCTTCTGTAATTATGATTTTCATATACGATAAATACTTCTTATAATAAAAAACCCACCATAAGGTGGGCTTTATTTATTGTTTGTGTTTGTTATTCAAAAATGTGGAAATCATCATCTTGTTCCGCTCTTTGATATACTGAATCAGGAATGACTCCTCTTTCTTTACCACCCGGTATGTTAAGAACCATTAAGTTTGGCATATTACCAACACATTCAGGTAATTTTTGTAGTTTGGGATTATCAGGAAGTGATAAGTATTGTAAGTTTTCTAACCCACAAATAGAATCAGGAATTGATGCTACACAACCTACCAAATTCAATGCTGAAAGATCTTTAAATCTTGAGATATCGTCAGGTATGTTAAGAGCGAAATTATCTCCCTTACTAGTGTTTTTAAATGTGAATCTTTCAAGGTTATCTGGTAATGTTTCAAAGAATTCATCAAAACCATATAACGCTATGAATTTAGACGCCGAATCACCAGGGTAATCAACTTGAACTTTCCTACCTTTCTCACCTGTTATTGATTTCATAAATTCAGGTTTGAAGAATTGTTTTAAGCTTTCTTCATTTGTATTTAAAAAATCAATTAAATTTATTTGTTTATCTGCCGGGTCCATAAATTGGTTGGATGGGAAGTGGAATTGGTAACGAAGTGACGGAAGACCCGATACATCACCATACTCTTTATCCCCTTGGTATGTAACACCTTTATTAGGTATAACCACATACAATGGACCATCTTTAATGTAACGATCAAACCAAGTTAAACCAGGTGATGATGTACACCATCTTGTTTCACCTTTAGATGGTTCTTGATAAGACCCACCATAGAAACAAGCGGCATCTTTACCAATTTGACCTGTGTCAGAAATTTTAGCCACCGTCCAATCTTGTCCACGATAAACAACATCCGCACCAGGGTGTTCGTAAGTTTTAGAAGCCTCTTTTTTCTCGTCTTTAGTTGCCTTAGTTTTTTCTAAACTAAAATCTTTAACTTGATCGTAAAGAGTTTCAGGTGTTAACTTATTGATATCACGTAATTCTTGTGGTAATCTATTTTTAAATCTTTCAAACTTTTGAAGGTCTCCTGTTACTTTATACAAATCCTCCAAAAATAAATCTTGGTATTCTTTTAAAGCTTGTTTGTATTGAGGTGATTGTGGATCTGAAATCATTAAAGGATGATCTTCAGGTAATCTAGGTGTTACAAAATTCTTCAATAACCATTGAGCGTATTTACCGATTTTAACTCGGTCCATATCTTGTGGTTTTACATTATCAATATCCATTCCATCAGGAATTTTTGACGTTGGATCCGCAGCAATCAACGCAAATAAAGTTTCAAACGGAAGAATTCCTCTTTGTCCTTTTTGTTGTGGTTTAACGAATTTGTCATAAAGAACCTGAAATCTAGAGCTTTCTACGATTAGGTCTTTTAATAAGTTTGTAAAGCGTAATGACATATTATTTTTTTATAATAAATATTAGAAAATGCAGAAAATTAATAATTCATAATAAGTAATTCCTCACCCATATTTTGTTTCTCCCCTTTTTTGGCTGAAGCCGCCTTAGCAAACTCCTTTTTTACCCAATTATATTTGTCCTCGGGGAACCACTCTTTAAGTAAATCAAAGTCATAATATGATAACGAAAATTTACCTTTTATATTGTGTAATACATTTGCCAAACGTTCGTGATCTCCCCTATCGAAGTCGTGATTTGAATAGTATGATCCTTCACCTACAATATAATATGGAGGGTCAACATAAAAATACGTTGTGGGTGAGTCATATTTCACAATCACATCTTCAAAATCCATATTTTCAACAAAGGTAATACTTTCAAACATTTTTTGCCATTCAGGTTTCTTTAATTTATTCATAAAAGAGGTAAATTTTGAATGATATTTACCTTTTAGGTTAATAAATTTTGACTTAGATGGGTTTGCTCCAGAAAAAACTTGTGTCAACACATAGACGTATTTTGCGGCAACTTCATAATCGTAAGGTTGTACGCTGAAATTTTCATTAAATATTTCAGCCTGAAACCTGTTAAATTGTTCTTCACAAACAGGATTAGTCGGAAAAACTCCTTTTTCCTGTACTATGAATTTTTCACATTCTTGAAGAAGTTGTTTATGGTCTTTTAGACACTGATACATATTATAGTTCAGTTTATTGAAGTCGTTATAAACGACTGTTTTTAGATTTGGGTAATCATCCAAGTTCATTTTAAAAAATGTCCAGAATTGACCCCCAAAAACCTCAATAAAAACTTCAATATCTTTTGGGATATTAGGAATTATTAATTGTGGGGCAATTTTTGATTTACCCCCTATATAACTTACGCACATATTTATCTTATTATTTTATTATTTCGCATTTCCAACCTTTATTCATTTTTCCAACACCTCTAGATAAATTAGACATTGTTGAGTATTTTAAATTATTTTCATCACAAAATAACCTTAAGTTATCAATAATAATAGTTAAATTATGAGGATTAGTCAATTTATATTTTTTTCTATTTTTTGTTTTGGTGTAATCCCTTTTGAAGTTATTATTTATTTGGTCGAAAACTTCTTTTTTCCTTCCTAATAACTCCTGAGGTTCACAATAAATAAAATCTCTAAATTTTTTAACATCTTCAATTTTATTTATTTTTATTACAGAAAAATTTTTATCTTCATAAATTTTACCATACCCTAAATATTTAACCACATCTTCATTAAATTTCTTATTTGAACATATACTAACGGTAAACGAATTGGGTCTTTTTTTATTTTTTGTTATGCTTCCGTCACCATCAAAATATCCTCTAATAAAATCACCCATAAAATTTTTAGATATATCTGGTAATCTAATTTTTTGTGTCTTTTTTTCCACGCACCCTAAATTAAATAATTTTTTTACCATATAAGTTGAGTTAACGGAAACTGAGCAAAATTTACTTTTATTATCAATCCCACATTTTATCGGAGCATCACTTTCAATATCTAATAAAAACTTTTGGATGTGATTTTTGTCAGTATCTTTTAGTTTTAACTTCATCTCACCACTTTTTCCGTCTTTCATTCTAACAAATCCGTCAGCATATAAAAATCCAAGCCAATATATTGATTTTTCATTTAAACTATCAAAGAAATGCTCATTAACTTTATACTTTCTCATAATGTTCTTTCACTAAAATCTGAATGAATTTAGACACACTAACATTTTCATTCTTCATTTTATCAAACAAATATCGATCAATACTAATACCGTATTTAACTTTTTTGTTCTCTTCATTTTTTTTTGGTCTTCCTGGTTTACTCATATATTATAAATATCATTAAAATTAAAAAAGTGCGTTAAAAATTAAAAAATATTTTTGATATTTATTTTCAATACTAACCCAATTAAATTATAACTATGGAAGACCAAAAAGCAACAGAAGTTAAATGTAGAGCGTGTAGCGAAAGTAAAAAAGTTAAAAACACACAGAGATTTGTTTTGATCGGTGGTGGGATATTCTTTTTCTTTGGAATTTATGGTATGGTATCTTGTATTAGAGATATTATATCTATGTTTTAATCCCTATCAAATTTAACAAATTGATTAATCATTAGATCGCCTACCGTATCTAACCTAAAACCTTTTGATTTAACTCTTAATGGAATTGATGTGTCCACTTTTCTTGGCATCTTAACACTTAATTCACCATCTGGATGTGGAACCCTAAGATTACCCATTGTTATGTCATCCAAATTCAAAAATGCGTTATATATCAAATGATTACCAAGTTTGTCAAACCCATCTTGCGGTTTAAGGTCAATTCTTACAACCAAATCACCATAGGATCCATTTTTAAAGTCTCCCATCCCATTTAATCTTATAAATTGTCCGTTATCAACTCCATGCGGTAAAAGTACATCCAAACTCTTCATTTCAGGTCTTGATCCAATACCACTACAAAGGAAACAGTGTTTAATT